CGTATCTCGATGTAGTCATCATATTAATACGGCGCATAACTATCCACCCGAAAAAGGTTTTGTTGTCGCCATAACCCATTAACTCTATAACTTCGCGGCTCATTTGCAACTCTGATTTGGATATGCCGTTTTCATAAAAATACTTTCCCGTAGGAGCAGAAATAGCCGCCCACCCGCTACTGATTGTATTTCCCCAACGATAGTTTACGATGCAGATACGGCGACCGCTTTGCCCCAAATCCCACGGCAAACTATATGCGGTTATCCAACCGCCACCGCTCGATAGCAGTACCACATTATCGCTATAATCGACGTCAAAAGAATCATCCGCTTCTGAAAATGGGTTGCGCAAAGAACCGGTAATTTTTATGTCGGTAAACGTTCCGCCTTTTGCTTTGATGTTTCCAGCAGAATCCCATGTGATGTTCCCTTTGGCGAGTTGTCCGGAACCGTCCACGCCACTGAAATAAATCATCGTTTGTCCTGCGGTGTTTGCAATCTGTATGGTTGCATTTTTCATCGACAGCACATTGGCGACTGAGGCGTTCCAATCTATGTAGGTCTTGTCATTGCCGATGCGGAACGCATTGTTCAGAAAATCCATGAAATTCTTGCCGTTGGCCGATGCCACTTTGTTCGTTATGACTTGCCCCGGCAATACCTCCGTAAACCCGTACAGCGAAACGTAGCTGCGCTCGCCGTCATACTCGCTGTTCAGTACGCCCATGAGCAAGTGATAATATCCGGATACGCCCTCCATTGCGATAGCCTGTTCGCTGATGTAGAACGTGCCTGTCTTGGCCGTTTTGCTAACTTTTGCGTAGAGGTAGTATTTCTTGGTTCCGTCGGTCAGCGTCGGCGTAGTAAAGGCGGGGAGCGACCAAAACTTATACTCGTCGGCTACATGGCTCGACGATATGGTGTCGATGCCGAGCGTGTAGTGCTGGATGATACCGGCAGGAACGGACAGCACCTTTGTCATCTGATTGTACGTTACATTATGGGCGATTGGCGTCGGGTTCGTCATATTATTGACGAACTCAAATTGTAGGCTCTTATCGCCGATAAGCATAGCCATCGTTTGTACGGCTATGGGGTTTATAGAGTTCGAGAAATTATCGAGCAACGCATCACCCAACATTTCGATAGTTTCCATAGAATCCCGATACCGACGTTTGGTGAACTGCAATGCCTCTCGGTGTTTGTTGTCGATAACAACCTCCGTCTCCTCGACTTTATTCATCGAGTTTTGGAACGACGACGAAACTGGAGCGTTCGATAGTTCGATGGTCGGAGAGTGGGGATTATTGCAAAAATCCTTGACGCTGATGATACGCACAAGCGAACCTTCGGGGTGGAACTGCTCGTCGCTGAACAGCACATAACCGCCCGGCTTGATGCGTCCACCAATATTCAACCAATCTTTTTTTGCCCAAATGCCGTCAAGTTCACCTTTGAACGTGAACAACTCGCCCGTATTCTCGTAAAAGAACCGTGCCGCTTCTCTGAACATATCCCACGAGGCTCCAGACTTGTCCGAATTGTTGCAAACATAGGCATCTGGCAACGCGACATGGAAAACAGCGTATTTGTCGCCTACCGCCAACTTGTAAATGTCGTTCGGCATGGTCTCACCGTCAATGTCCTGCGGGACAATCTCGAACCTACGTTCGGCGTGTTTGTATTTCACGTCGAACTCTTTGCCAACGAGCATTCCAGATTGAGGAATGACGGTCATTGTTTCTCCCTCGATAAGGCAATCCGAGAAGTTTAACTCCTCCGGGATGGTATTGTCGATGAAGTCGTAAAAGTGCTTGCCTTTATCCACTTCGATTACGGATGTAACCGACCCGATACGTTTTGGGTATATGTCGCTACAATCAAGGCTGTCTTCTGCCTTGCTAACCAACTCCTTTCCCTTCTGGGTGATATATCGACCGTCAGCACTCGACAAGTAGCTTACTCCTTCATACACGAGTGTTTGGCTTTTGGGTAGAAGGAGCTCGGAATTACCATACTTGCCGGGAACAATGTTATCCGTTCCTCCCTGAACGTACAGAATCTCGAAATTGCGCGAGTCGCTTTTGTTCGACCGGGATATTTCCTTCTTAAACCCATTTCCTTTACCATAGGAAAGTGCAAGCGGATTGTCCTTGAAATATTCGACCTTGCGAAGGTGTATTGTTTTGCCTTCAACCTCCCACTCCGTATCGAAGGCATCGGCAATCTGGTTCAACGCATCGCTACAATATGCGTGATTGAATGAAATGACCTGCTCCACAGCATCAATACATTCTCCGACTTCCCAGCCGGATTCTCGCATATTCATATTGTCCACAATGAGCTGAATAAACTCATGTGGTTTGGCCGTGTACGGGAATTTCAGCCGACCGTCCACGGGATTCTTAACCTTGTACTTCTCGGCTCCGGCCCAACCGGATTCGAGGGTCAGGGTGTATGAAAAATTCCGAGTTGAGTTCTTTGTAAAGTTGCTCGCTTTGAACAATGAATATACTTGCCCTTCATACTCGACCCACGCACCCACGGGGATTTCCACATGGTGCGTGAGTGAGTAGTAAAGGACGAGTTTATCCTTTTCCTTGACGGCCCGACGGCGATAACTGTTGTCATCAACCAGAACCTCAAGTTCCGTATCGTCGAAATGGATAATCATAGGTTAGGTGAACTGATACATTTTACCGCTACTGCCCAGCTTGGTACTCCGAATGGTCGTCAGGAATGGAAATTCGTCTTTCGGAATCTGGTCGAGCACACTTTTGATGGCCGACGAGTTGGTGAAAAACTTGCCTTCCTGACCGTCTTGGCGGAACTTCACGAGATACCGGTTGTCACCGTGCGTAGTCTTCATGTTCGGGATGAAGTCAAGGACTTCGATTTCGCAGTTGATGACGTCCGAAATTGATACCTGCTGACAGTTGAAAATCTTTTTGTCATCGACCTGCTTGATTCCCAATTCGCTGAATCGTCTCATTGTTTACTGAATCTTGAGGGTGTCGCAATCGGAATCGACCTGTTCTTTGACGGCCTTTCGTTCCGTCAGGAAGGATTTGTAGGCCGCGATATACTTCTGGGCCACATCGCCAGAGACATCACCGAAAACGCCTTCTTTTGCGGCATTGTAATCGTTGATGAGCTTCTTTTCGCGGTCTCTGTCCCAAAGGGTCGTTACGACGGCTTCCGTTATCTTGTTGCGAGTAACCGTACCCCACACGATAACTTCGTTGCACTCCCACTTTACCGTGGTCGTTCTCTCTTCCGTTCCTTCTCCTGAAGGCATCTGAATTTGCCGGATATTCCACCGGTAGGTATAGGAACCGTTGTTGTTGGTCTCGAATACCGAAGGTTTAGCATCGTAAACTGCCATGATACTCTTCTTTTGTGATAGATTTCAACAAATGTTTTGAATTACTGTATTTTACCCAGCCAAGCCAGCTACATAAACCTTGCTTGTACTCCTTCTCGGAGATTTTGCTACGTTTGTTCAATCGTGCGGCGGCACGGCATAGGTTTTTCTTGATACTCTTGCGAAGCCGCGTATGGCTATGCCGAAATACGAATCCGACATAATCAATTCCGCGGGTATCCACGGGGAAGACCTGATAATTGCCTTTCAGCGAGAGATTCAGCCGCGAATTAAGGTAGTCGTTGATTTGGACGAGCAACCCATGAAGGAAGGCTTTGTCTCGATGCAGAAAAACCATATCATCAGCATATCGGAAGTAATACTTCACTCCGACGACCTCCTTAATCCAATGGTCGAAATAAGAGAGGTAGAGATTGGCGAAATACTGCGACAAGTAATTGCCGATGGGCACACCATCTGCGCTGTCGATAATCTGGTCGAAAAGTTCAAGGGTGTCCTTGCATTTTATCTTTCGGCGGACGACCTGTTTTAGTATTTCGTGGTCGATACTCGGATAGAATTTCTTTACATCAATCTTGAGACAATACCGCGTATTTTCAACGTCTTTGAGCGCAAGTTTGACTTTTCTCATCGCTCCGGTAATGCCTCGCTTCTTGATGCACGAGAACGAATCCGTCGTAAAGACCGAGACCCAAATCGGTTCGAGGATATTCATAATGGCATGGTGTACTATTCTGTCGGGATAGTACGGGAGCCGGAATATCAACCGTTCTTTGGGTTCGTAGATTGTAAAAGTTTCATACGGTGAAGTTCTGAACTTTTTACTCTTCAGCAATTCGTGAAGTTTGAGTATGTTTTCCTCACGGTTCTTGTCATGCACCCGCACGCCATAAGTCCGGCCCTTTCCGCGTCGGGCCTTTTGGTCGGCCAGATGCAGATTGTCCAGACTGATGATTTTATCGTACAGGTTGCCAATCCGTTTCATTTCATTCTTTGCTTTTCATAATAGGAGCTTTCGGCTTCCGCCTACCAGCACCGTTTTGAGGTTTGTAATCTTTTGCCAAGAGGCAAGGTCGTTGCTCCCATATTTTTAATTAACCTTTGAAAATCATAGGTGAGACCTGATGTTCGCATTCGTATTCGAGGGGGTGTTATTCGAGTTCGCATAGGCGAGGCCCGCATTCGCACCGTTATTCGCGTTACCGCTGAACAGGACACCGCAAGAGCAACCAACCTTTTATCGAATCCCAGACGGCTTATGCCGTCTGGGGGATAAAGCAAAGGCGAGACCCGATGTTCGCATTCGTAGACGAGGGGGCGTAATGCGAGTGCGCAAAGGCGAGGCCCGCATTCGCACCGTTATACGCGCTACCGCCGAACAGGACACCGCGCAGGGACTTACCGGAGGCCGGAATGTTGGTATAGTGGTAGTCGCAGAAATACGTCGTTGTACCTGCTCCAACCTCTTCCGGCATGATTTCGCCAAACTCCCCGAAGATGAGAGCCTTTACATAACCTTCTTTCCGGGCTTCGAGTCCACGCATGGAGTAGCCGTCATAGTTGCTGTCGTTGTACTTGGACGGGTCGTCGCTGACATAGACCTTACTCGTACCTCCGTCGGCTTCCGACGAAATTTCGACGTTGATACCATCCGTCCATTTCCAGATATGGCCGAACGGATTTTCGATACCACGGTAACGATTCACCATGACAGTCGCATGGGTACCACCATCCTCTTTCTGCATTGTATAGGCCACTTCGCCAGAGGCATTGCCGAGTTCATCCGTATATCCACACGGGACGAACGGATAGTAGCTGTTGTAGCCAGACCAATCAGATACGGTCGTCACTCCATTGCCAAGACCGCCCTGCGCGTATCCGCTGGCATCCTTCTGGGCATTGAACGCCGCCTGACTGTTGAAGTTGGCGTATTCGATGTAGTACAACCAAACCATCGTTTTGTAGAGGTTGTAATCGGCGCAGTTCCATTCCTTCGTGGCTGTGTTTCGATTGCGAGCGTAGGTTCTGAAATTGGTTCTCGAAATGGCGGTTGCAGGGCGTCCGAGCAAGGTGCGGTATGAACCATCCCATGCGGAATTGTTGCCGCCGCCTCGGTAGTCTGCATCCATGTTCACGACCGAGCACAATTTGTTCGTGCTACGTTGTACTGTCGCTTCGTATGCGCTTATGTACCCCTTCGGAACGAAGTGATAACCGGGGATAGGATAGAGGCTGATTTTCGCCCGCCGTTTCGTTCCATCTGTCTCGAACTTACGGTAGTGTGCCGGAATCTCAACCATCACCTGACCGATGGAACCATCGCGCAGATGTGCCAGCCAGTTCGTCGGGGTAAGATACTCGACAATCTTGCCGCTGTCGTTGAGAATACATCCCTTCATCATGTTCTGAATCGGGAGACTCTTGTGGAGAGCGACATTACCGATGCGAGTACATACCGGCGACGAAACAGCCGTGTCCCATTCGATACCGTAGGAACATTCGTCCTCGATGTACGGAAGCAGAGTCGCAAGCTGGGCCTGCTTACTCTCGCCGTCTGTATCAAGAACCTCGACGAGCAAATTGAACGGATTGGTCGTGCCGACGTGCGGCAATTCATTGAGACGTTTGCCGTTCTCAAACGCTTCGACAATTTGAAGCAATTTTGCTTCCTGTTCAGGAGTAAATGCCATAATTTTCTCTATTTGAATCGAATTACTGATTTTCCGTTCTGTGCCGAGAACCGAATCGAATCGGTCTTGACAAGTCTCATCGCTTGGGGCTTCCGTAGCGAGCCGACAACTCTGCGGAGCCTTCTGGATAGGCTGATAAATAGTGATATTATCATACCTCTACCGCGCTTCCGCAACCCCAATACACGTCGTAGTGCTCCAGAATGGAGCTGTCGGTTCCGATGGCTGAAACTGCGAGCGGACTCCAATCGTTGAGCACGAACGGGGCATCGGAGAAGACTTGCTCTTGCCAACACCGCACGTTCATTATTACGTCGATTTTTGCTGTTTCTGCCTTTGGTCGAATATAGACCGAGAAGGGCATGTTATCGGGAAGGGAGAAACCGTTGTCAAGGTTTTCCACCTTGCCGTGAGAAACAATCCTTCCGCCGTTGATAAATTCGCTGATGTAGCCTTTCTGTTTCATTTTCAGTATGTTTTAAGTGAAACGAATATTTCCGCTTCCGGTCAGACGGATTGACGAGGAGGCGACTTTTCTCATGTACGGTTCAACAACCTTGATTTCGACCGTTTGGTATATCTCCGTATTTTCAGTAGGGATGACATGCACCTTGCTGATACCTGCGGACTTGGGGATGATTTGGCCGCCCGGCAGGACGGACACGGCCCGGTCATCCGAAAGGAACAACACATTTCGACCGGTATTTGTCGGCAACAGTTCGTATGCAATCCGAAGAGAGGCTGGATTACGCAGAGTTATCACCTTCGGATAGGTAAGATTCATCCCGGTAGGAATCATCTTATACTGACCGACCAAAGACTCTTCAAGTTCTTCCAGCCGAGCAATGGTAGCAAGTGCTTGTTCTTTGACCTCGGTAGTCTCCTGCGCGGCTTGCTCGGCCGCAGATGCTTGCATCCCGGCATTGGCGGCTTCATTAGAGGCAGTTCCGGCGGCTTGATTTGCCGCAGACGCGGCACGGTCAGCAGCCGCGGCCTTCTCGTCGGCCAACTTTGCCTTTTCGTCGCAATTATCGGCCGCGGTTTTGATGAACTCAAGACCTATCTTGACGCTCTTGTTATCTTTGTCCACTCCGATAGTGAACAATCCCGTAAAGGATGAAGCAAGCGGCAACTTGCTTATTTTTATCTTCTTAATCATATTCTGACAAGTCTATTGCGGACTCTCCGTCCTCGGTTATAATCAGCATGTCATCTTCAGACGCAAGGAGGTATTCTTCACCTTCAACACGGAAGGACGTGAATACCAGAGTAAGGTCGAATACCCACCATATTTTCCCATGTGTGAATAGGAACTGACTCGAAGAGCAACTTTTATAGTAGCACGGGTATTCATAGCCTGTGTATTCGACAAAAAGGAGCCGTTCATCGGGCCGCGTAAGGTCATAGAGCAATGCGTTGTAGTTACGCCAGAACTCGTCGAAAGTGTGTGCCCTCAATGAACATTTCAACTTAACCTCTTTGGTCTGGAATGCCACATATTCGCCATCATAGATTGCCCCATTCTCACGCTGTAAATTCTGCAATAGGTTTTGTTTTACTGCCGGAGATTTGAGCACTTCGGCGAGGCTCCCTTCCAAAATCGTTACTCCGTATTGGCCGAGGTCGCGCCCATCCAACTCATAACCGCTCGTTCTGGTTATCGAGGTCTCTGGGACAACGTAAGAATATCCCCGGAGAGGGAAATCGTCGGAAAGTTGCAGGGTGAAGGTTTCTGCACGCGGATAGTGAGTCATAGCCTGCTGACTGGAAAGCCTTAATCGAAATGTTCGAGCAATGGCAGGAACCTCGAAGTCGTGATAGCCGGTATCCGACATGGCGGCAAGGAACGCACCGAATCGGTTTGCTTTGTGGGAGGCAAACTTCACTTGAACAGTCTTTGTGTCAAGGGTCGGTTCGGATAAATCGAACTCTTCTCCGTCCTCTTCAGGCCAATCATTGCTATCTACCTTTTTCAAGGGAGGATATTGCAATAAGCTGACGAGGCCGGCATCGGAAATGAAGACCCCGAAACGTTCGTATGCGTCAATACCGTCTATGTTGAACTTACCTATCATAGCACTTTCGCATGTTCCGATATTTCGATAATGGCTTCGCCGCCACCGTCTTTGTTTGCAAATACGACCGCCCAATTTGAGGCTTTAATATGCGCGGTAGCTCCGTGCATCAAGACTACTTGATACCGTTCTCCGGGGATGTTATACTCCAACTCAGCGCGGCAATTACCAACGAGAATCACCAAAGGGCGGTTCTGAATCTTCACGTCTTCTTCGATATAAATGCCGAGGTTTTCGGCCGTAGGGCCTTTGAATTTTCGGCACATTTCAATCGTCGGGAAAGAACGCTTCGTGCAAAACTCGATGCCCTGCGGAGACGAAAACAGTTTAAGTACCTGTTCAAGGGTTTCCGTCCCCTTGAACATACTGCATACACGATATTTCTCCGCCATATTGAATAGCGAGCGATTTTCGCACTCCTTCTGCGCCTGTTGTTTGGCATCTTTCCATTGTGCGTATATGTCTCTAATAAGGGGCTGTTCCATTGCTATTTAACTCTTAATCCATCATCACCGATTTCGTCAAGTTTATTCCTCATGCTGGAAATTTGCTTGTCAATATTGTCGAGCCGCTTGCAATACTCGGTATTTGCGCGAATTATGTTTATGGCTTCCAGTATCTTATCACCCAAAAGGACTATCAATTTCACGTTTTCATTCATCGTGTAGGTGTGTCCTTGAATAACCGTAAGACGTCCGTTATTCTCATCAACACTCTCTTGACTTGCCGTTGCAATGCCCCGCTCGGAGGCTTCACGGGCATCATCGGTTACGGTAATCAAATTTTTGATGGAATCCGGAAGGCTGTCCCAAATGGTTTGGAACTCGTCTCCTACGGCATTGAGGTCATTGGCAAAACCGTTCATGGATTCCATGATGGCGTCGATACCCGCAAATTCACCGTCCTTGTACCACTTCGATTTGTATTTGTCGAAGATGTCGCCCAGCGGTTCTTCAAGGTATTTGCTCACCAACATTCTTTTGATGACGTTGGCTACGATGTCGTCTACCTTCTCGCCCCATGCTTCCGCGGCATCTTCTCCTGCTCTGAAGGCTTCGATAAAGGCATCACCGAGTTCGCTTGCAAGGTCAGCGGCACTACCGCCCATAATCTCCTCGACAATATCGTTGATGATTTTATTCGCCTCTTCTCCAAGTTCAATAATCTGACGCTCCCAATCTGCGATTTTGCCGTGGTCAGTCTTTTTCTTGGCATCCTCGTTCCGTATCTGTTCCTGTATAAGCAACTGTTGTTGAGCGATATTTGCCAACTGATTCTTTGCGTCGTCAAACCGCTTCTCTCCGAGGGCCTTATCTACCGTATATTCGAGGTTGGCATAGGTTTTTGCAATCTCTTGGGAAGTTTTCTTGAGTATTTCTTCCTTGTATATAACCTTACCAATAATCTGATAAAAGCTCCCCCATGTACTCATTCCTGCGGAATGCAGTTTCAACACTTCGGTAGTAACCTCGGCATAGGTGCTCTTAACCAACTTGAGAATATCAAGATTCTCATTGAGACGAGAGGCTTCGGTATTCTCCAGCTCCCATTGTAGCTGGTCGATGCGTTCCTGCAACCGCTCAATTTCTTCTTGGTATTCATCGTCTTTATTGAACAGGTTGATGATTGCCATAGCAACCTGCATGGCCGCAGAGATAATCGTTAGGATGACGCTCGCTTTCTCGACAGTTTGAATCGCTTTGGCTGATGCTGTGGCCGCGGTTTGGATTCCCGTGGAGGAAGTCGTTGCCAAAGTGATAATGCTGTTAATCATGCTTAACGTCGAGGTCATAATCTGGCCCGCCGAGGAGATAATCTTTCCGGCGGTTCCTTCAACGGCGTCGCCAACACTTTCAAATTCCTTTTCTGCTTCCATCAAGGTCTTGTAGAGGTCTTCCCATTCCTTGATAGTGCGCTTGCCGGGTGTCAAATCATTATCGGCGTTTGCCTTCTCAACCTTCTTGCGAGCGGTGTTTACCTTTGCACGGGCAACAGCCATTTGGCTATCATCGGCATCGCCAGATTGTTCGAGCTCGGCCAACTCTTGTTCTGCCTTTGCAAGTACGGCCTCCAACTGCCGTAACGTCATGTTGGCGATAGCCTCCATCCATGACTGATAGGTCGCTTCTCGCTGGGCAAATTCCTCATCGACAGCGTTCAGAGCCTCGGTTTCGCTACGGTTCAACTCATCAACATTACCTTGTGATACGCCAGAACGGAAGGAGCCGTCTTCATTATAGAGGGACTGACGTTTTTTGTCGTATTCCTCTTTGATTTTGCTCCTTTTCTGTTCATAGGACATGTAGTCGGACAACATATCGTCCAACGCCTTTTTGTTGTCAGTAACAAGTCTATCATTGGCCGCTTTGGTAAGGGCGTCAAATTGGCTGGCGACATCTTTGGGCAGTTCGGTAGTAGTCGGAGTGAAGGTCAGCCCCTTTTTCTTCCAATCAGGATTTTTGGACTCCCAAATGGTTTTCTCCCGCTCCTGAATTTTCCGTAAGGTATCTTCCTTCTGGCGTTCAATAGCCTCCAACTCTGCTTTATGATTCAACTCGTTTTCGGCGAGCACTTTTTCGAGACCTTCATCCATCGCGTCGATTCGTGCTCGTTGGATGGACAGCTCCATGTCCTTATAGAGTCGTTCAAGTTCACGCCCTTCATTGGCTATCTTGGTCTTATAGTCGGTGGTCGATGATGTGCTGGCCTTCTTACTTTTGGGGTCAATACCTCGCAAGGTGTCGTATGCGTCTTCGGCAGCTTTCAGCTCCTTGCGCTTGTCCTCAATAGCCTTCACGAAACTTTCCTCATTTCCCTTTCCGGCAAGCAGGTCTTTCAATTCTGCTTTGAGAGTCGTAACCTTATTCTTTGCGGCTTCAAGTTGCTCCGAAAAGGTCTTGAACTGTTTGGTACTACCGTTAGTTTCGGTAGATGTGGTGGCAATCTCGGAATTGAGACTTGCGATAGTCTGGTTTACTTTGGTCAGACGTGCATCAACATCGTTGAATCGAGCCTCTGCCTTCTGAAGGTCTCTTTGCCCGAACATGCCGGCAACGTCGATAATCGGTTTATCGTAATATGCAGAATTGGTGCGCTTGAGGGAAAGGTCTTCACGAGCGGAATCCCACTCTCTCTGAAGTTCGCGCTGTTCCTTATATGCCTCTTCCAGTTCTTCTTGTGCGGCCTTCAACTTGATTTGCTTTTCAAGCTGAACGAGATAATCCTTAATTGCATCGGTGTTATTGTTCACCAATTCCCCCTCTTTTGAAAGAGAAGCATTGTATTCGGGTACAATCTCGCGCAATTTATCCAATGCCTTTTTGCGCTCATCATAAGCGACATTGGCGTTGGAAACGACATCTTGAAGCGACTTGATTTTTGCGGCATCCTTATCAAATTCCTCCGAAGCCTTCTTGTTGGCGTTCTCAAGCCTTGAAACAGAGTCTTCCGCTTCGTCTGACTTATCGCAGAACATTGCCAAAGCGGTGATAACGGTAGTGAGGGCCGAGAATGCGAGTACATACGGATTCGCTTTCACAGCCTGATTGAACAAGATTTGCGCTTGAGTCGCACGAGTCAGCATTTGAGTTTGAGCGAGGAGTGCCCTTGTTGCTGCAACCGTAGCTGACACTTTCTGAATAGCGTTGATGGCGATAAGCGCCGCCTTGTATGACCCGTAGGCCGTAACGAGTGTGCCGAGAATCTTCAATACGGTATCGTAGTGCTCAACGAGATACGTTAAGCCCTCGATTCCTGTATAGATGAAACCTTCGCTCGATTCTCCCATCTTATCGAGGGCGGCATCCCACGCATCGCCGAGATTGGAGATTTTACCGATGACGGACGTACTTTGTTTCTCCATCAGGTTGAAAAACATTCCGCCTTCCTCGGTCAAGCTACTGATGACCGCTTGCACTTCGGGGAACCCGACCTTGCCGGCCTCTACAAGCCCTCTGACCTCACTTTCTGCCACACCGAAATACTCGGCCAACTCCTTAATCATCGGAATACCTCGGCCGACAAATTGATTAAAATCCTGCGTGTAGAGACGGCCTTGCGTCATCGTTGTTCCATATAGGTACACAAGGTCGCCGAGCGGTTGCGAAAGGCCCGCGGCAATGTTTCCCAACTTTATTAGGGTCTCATTGACTGTCGCGGCATCTTCACCATAGGCAAGGAGCTGTTTTGCACCATTGGCAATACCCTTCATGTCGAAGGGCGTTTTGGCGGCAGTCTCCCGGAGTTGATTCATAAGCGTCGCGGCTTCTCGCTCGCTACCCAGAATCGTTTCAAGAGCTATTTCGATTTGCTGAAATTCTCCGTGAACGGTCGCCATTGACTTTACGAAACTGGTAGCCTGTGCCGCCGAGAAAAACGCGAAAACGCTGGAAGTCGCACGCTTGAACATTTGCTCAATCTTTGCTCCTTCCTTCTCCGCTGTGTCGCCACTCGCAATGATGGCCGAGCGAGAGGACGAAAGTGCTCTCAAAAGGTCGGTCTCATCGCCGGTAACAACAAAATGGATGGCTCCCTGTACTCCGTTCATTATTCTCCGAGTTGTCCGAATTGTCTCAAAATTGCCGCGGCATTTGCCGGGTCGTCCGCATTAAGCACTTCTGGCTTGTCCTCTTCATTAAAAGAGGTCAGAACCGAGATGGCGTCGGAAGTCATCATGTTCAAATTAAGATAGCTGATACCCCAAAGGACATAATCGAGCGTCCATCCGTATTTGGAACACGCGACATCCAACATTCCACCCCAAAGAGAGCGCCCACCAACTACTCTACTCGATTTGCCCTCTTTGTTGCGATAGGCGCGTTTTGCCTTAATATCTTCGTTAATCGAATAGAGGTAATAAAATTTTCGTAATCGACTTGTGTGAGGATTGCGAGAAGGCATGTCCCGAAGTCGGGCGGCAGGCAGTTCCACTTGAAAAATTCAGCTCGTTCGCATATCTTGTCGTTGTCGAGCAAATCTTCTTTCTGGTCAAAGGTGGCGACTGCCATAATCTCACAGACTATATCTGTTTTGCTATCGCATATCCTCATGGCTTCCAAATGTGGATTTTCGCTCAAAGCCTCCTCGTCGATTTCGAGTTGCAGGTAGAGTTTCGATAGAATTTGCATCTTGCCGAGGGTCGGCGGATGAACCTCGAATTTCTCTCCTTTCAACTCGAAGGAGATAGGCCGGCCAATCATCGCATCCGATACAGCCGATTCTATAAACCGTTCTTTATCCATATCCGAAAAAACTTGAGCGGATTGAAGGGGTCGAACCTCCGTTTTCAGTCTGGTAGACTGACGCTCTACCGTTGAGCTAAATCCGCATGAGGGATGGGCCGGCAGATAGCCCACCCCAGAGGCCAGTAATTCTACTTGCCAACCGATTGTGAAGAGGCTTTGGCGGCGGCCACATTTTTCACGTAGAGGGTTGCCGGAGCAACATCCTCGCTTTCCGGTTCCATCGTTGTAACCTCGAACTCAACTGTCCATCCTTCCGCCGTAGCGAATTTGGGAGTGATAGAGGTGTAGCAATACGGAAGTTCTGCTCCGATTGCACCGACGAGAAGAGGGTCTACGGTGTACGACCTCGGTTCCGAAACGATGGTTGTTTTCATCGCCAATTTGTCGGTGGCCACCGCAAGGTTGAAGAATTTGGCAATCTTGTCCAAAGAGGCTTTGATTACCGTGAACTTCAAAGTCCACGTACCTTCAAGTTCCATCTTGTCCACCAGCTCGTGCCCTTCGCCGAAAAGCTCGTTCACGTTGCCTTTGACAAGTTCAAGGGAGGTAGTGTTCTCCTTAATCTTGCCGACATCTTCGAGAGTAGCGCCAAGCGCCCCGTTGTCGCCTGACTTGCCGGATTTAATGGTAGGCTTACCCCATGCAGTTACTGCGGATGTTGTTGCCATAGTGGTCTACTTTAAGTGAGTAAATGATAATCTGTTGTTTATGCAATGTTCGTCGGCTCCATTCACTTTGTAAACCGTCTGTTTTTCAATGGAGAACCGATAATCACTGACTGTATATTC